ACCAACAATGATCTGGAATTGGTCATCAGTTAACATTTCTCCAAGGGCGACTAGGCCCTCATTATCTTGCAGAGAGAAAGATGTCAAAGCACTGATAACAGTTGCATGTTTGGCAGCAGCAGATTCAGCCAATTCTTTATCAATCAGCTTCTGCTTAGCCTCTTCTTTTTCTGCATCTGATTTATCCAGACGTGCCTGCATTTCGTCAAGTTGACTCTGAACAGCAGGGTCAAGTTTGGCGACAGGAACTGGAGCAGTCATTGCAGCGGCCTCATCAATACTGACAGGCCCATGAGATTCGACAAATAACGCAAGCGCATCTGCACGACTCATTTTCTTCATTTGCTCTGCATTCATGATTTCTGTACCTCCTTCTAGCTCAGAGAGAGCCAGACGAATAGCGGTTTCGATGTTACCAACTTCGTCAATCAGACCAGCAATCTTAGCCTGACGACCGATAAAAATCTTGCCTTCAGCCATTGATTCTACTACAGTTTTTGCATCGACAGCTCTGTGGGCAGCAACGCTGTCAACGAACAGCGAATAGTAATAATCGACGCGTGACTGGATATACTCTTTGGCTTCTGTTGCAAGAGGCTCGGTAGAATTACCGTAGGCTTTGTACTTACCTGCATAAATGTGTGTAGCTATGACGCCATTTTGCTTCAATTTTTCGGATTGATCATAGTGAGTTACGATAACTCCGATTGACCCAACTTGGGAAGTATCGAAAGCAACAATTTTATTCGCTGCTGACCCAATCCAATATGCTGCTGAAGCCATAAGCCCATCAGCATAAGCAACGATTGGTTTCTGAGCGGTAGCTTCCCGCACAAAATCAGCAAGCTCTTTTGTCCCATCGACAGTACCTCCTGGGGAGTCCACGTTCAATACAATAGCATCAATGTTAGGGTTTTCAAGCGCGGCCTGAATCTCACTTTGAATATCAATAGTGGTTTTACCACCAGAGATAGCTTCCAGACCATAGAGACGTTTCGCAATCGTACCATGAATGTTAACAATAGCAACATTAGGGTACTTAGTGTGGCTGATAATCTTACTATGAGAAGATGCACCAATTGCAATAGACTTCCCTTCAATGTGATCAGCTACCACATTGACAATTGTTTCTAGCGCAGTGGGCATAATCGCCCATGGATGTGTGCAGAGAAATTTAACAATAGCTCTATCACGATCACCACTAGGCAGACTCATTACTTCCACAATACTTTCGTTGTTATCATTCATCTTCTTCATCCTTTTTAGGAGTAGGTTTTGTTGGTTCTTCTTTCTCCTTACCACCTTCTTTTTCGTCTTTGTTTTCGTTCGCTTTTGCTACATCCGCAATTCTCGATGTTGATGGGTCACGCGGAGGCAACGAAACTTCATCCCTCAGATATTCTTCGAGTTTGTCATCTGGTGTTAAGACGTTGAATTTAAGCAGTCTGCCAAGGAAGCTGGCCAGATCACTAATAGATGGTTTATCAACACCTACTACAATTAATTTAGGTGGTTCAATATCATTAAGAAGTCCAAGTGCTGGAGCACCAACAAATTGAGTATTGACTGCATGAGCAATCATCTCAGCAAAACCTTCAACTGCTTTATAGAATAAATGACTCTGTTCTTTAGATAGAGCAAAGCTACCAGATGAATTAATAACACCTAGTATAAGAAATTGAGACAACATGCTTAATGCTATTTTACCATCATAACGAGCAATGACTTCATTCATGTTGAATTGGCGATCACCAGGAGAACCTTGAAGTTCAAATGTCCAACCGGTTGGCAACACAAGTCCTTCCTGTGCATTGCGCTTAATATTCTGAACTGTTTGCCATGCCCAATTACCTAGCTTAGTAAAATTACCTTTTTCATCAATTAAATGATCATCTTCACTAGGAGTTAGAACTGGCATACCAGTTAAGTCACGCTCAATGCCAATCGCTTCTATCTTTTCAATATTTGTTCTATAGTACCAATCCCGGTAAGCATTACGAAAAAGTGACTTGCCTTTTGGATTATTTCTTGTCTTCATCGTAGCAAAGTGCAAACACTTATTCATGCTAATTGTTACTACTCCCTCACCTTCTTGCCCATACTGTTCAAAAGACTCAATAACACCTTTTTTGTCATGATTCCACTTTTGAATAGTATCCTGTGGACGAATATACATTCCATCCCAAACGAAGTCACCATCCTCATCTTCTTTAATAGTTGTTTCAAATACACAGTGACCATAAACAAGAAAACTTAAGATTTCTTCCATACGATCATACCAGTTTACATTAGCTAATGATTTCTTAAGAATCTCTTTATCATCATTAATAGTTTTCCACTCAATACTCTGAAATGTTTTAGTTATAGCGAGTAAGACAGCTCCACAAATCGAATCCGTGTCTGCCATTCTTTTAAACTCTCGAATATAACCATCACCAGCTAAGACAGCAGTTATCTCATCATCCATATCAGACTTGAAGAAACCTTTTACTGTCTTATTAGGCATTACTCTTTTTTCAGCTATTTCTTTATTTTTCTTATTAAAGAATGCCATGAATCTTCACCTTAAATCTTTCTAAAGCTGGATTGCTTGACCAGTTTATTGTTAATAGCTTCAAAAGCCTGATAATTAGAAATATCATTAAATTCACCTGAACCAAAATTAAAATGACGAAAAGTAGATAAAACTAGACTGTCACTATAGTCAGGTGAGAAACCCAATCTCGATTTCAACTTAGGTTTAGGTTCTAATTGCAATGGTTCTTTGTCTTCGTCAATCATTATTTCTGGTAATTCATGAATATAACGATCATTATCACCTATTGCAAGTTCTTCAAAATTATCCCTAAAACCTATGTATAATTCACTCCTTATATTTCTATATGCTTGTGGGTCATTAGCCCGTGCATTCATTACAACTTTAAAACAACGGAAATAAGTCTTTCTTTTTAAATCATCATAGACACCAATACCAAGACCATTATACTCAATATAAAGTTCGCTAACTTTTCCATTACGACATGCTGTAACTACTTGAGGTATAAGATCATTCGTATCAGTATGTCTAATTCTTATTGGGTCAAATATATACCATCCTTTGCGAATGGTCAAGATAGAATAATCATTATTCCCAGCTGCAGGGTCAAGACCAGCCACAATAGGTGCATCTATCAAGTCAGGATTGGCACCAACTCTCCTAAGCATAGCATCACGTACTTGATCTATTGTCACAATGTGAGCACCACCACCTGATGGAAATTCACCAATTATCTTAGTACGGAAAAAGTCAGAATCTTCTCCATGCAATTCCCTCATACGTTCTACCCAATTAGGCTCAACGAATGGTGATCGCTCTGAACTAAGTGTTGCACGAAACCAATGCTCACGATGCTTATTGTGAGTATCATAGAAGAAACCAGTTGGCCGTGTTGGGTTACCGACAAGTAAACAACGTACATTCTTCTGAATCATTGAACCTTCAATACCTTTAAAAACTACGTCAGGCACACCAGCAGCTTCATCAACTTCGAATAGTAAATGTGGTGCATGGAATCCTGCCAATACATCACCAAGCTTATCTTTGGTATCTTTAGGAATAGTACGAGCAGCTATGTACCAGTCTCTATGTCCTTCAATAAAGATCTTACCTTTGATAATTTTGATGGCTTCGCGCATAGGATCATATTTAATGCGCCTAGACCAAGTTTCCATTTCAGCAAAGAGTAAGTCTTCTAATTGATGTCCTGTTGGGGCAGTACAAGGAATCTTACTTTCTGGGTGAGTAGTCAAAAACCACAATCCAGTAGTAGCAGCAAGTGCAGTTTTGCCAGTTGTGGTTCCAGACTTAGCACTAACAAAATGATGCTTAGCAAGTGCTTCTGCAACTATACGTTGATCATCAGTAATAGTCGCTCCCATTATATCTTTCATCCAAAGTTCATAGTTACTTTGGTAACGGTCCATATATGTAGTTGCACTAGATAAATCCATGTTTTACTCCTACGAATGGTAAGACATTCTTGTAATCTAATTCTTCCATAGCATATTCAAACATCTTAGGATGTGTTATTTTTAGTAATTCAAATCTATTAGGTGATTTTTCTTGGGCACAACCAAATAAACAATATACACAACCTGTTCTTTTATACCCCTTTGTGTATATACTACACAATTCAATATTATGTTTTTCTGTGTAATTATAAATATCATCTACTGTCCATATTGCTAATGGAGTAGATATTTTTCTATATTCAGTTAAACCATATCTGTTACATCCATATCTAGAAAATGATACTAATCTACCAAAAGATTCTTTTGCTAAAGTGCCGACAAATGAATATTTCCCAGATTCACGAAAATATTTCTTAAACGGATTTATTTTCAATAAGTCACAACATTTATGTGACCATTTAAAAGGAGAATCCAATAAAAAATGCCACTTAGTTGGTATATGGAAAGAACCTCTACTATTCCTACCATTATGCAATTCGTATTGATAATCAGCATTTTCTGTTACTCTAGCGTAATGCAAATTCTTTGCTACATTTTTATTTGGAAAAGGATAACCATGTTTTAACAAAACACCCTTAAAACTTCTATTTGGTTTTATTACTTTATCTGCATATTTAAGCGCATGTCTTTGTATCTCTGGAAATTCAACACCAGTATTTGAAAAAACACATGTTACATCTGGATACAAATTTAACACTAAATGTCTTAAAACCATAGAATCTTTACCACCCGATAATGCTACACAAACATTGCCATTATGATATTCATACCATTCATGTATTCGTTCTTGTGTGTACAAAATTTTTGTTTCTAAAGGCAATTTTTGTAGAGAATGTACATCGGTAAATTTAAGCATGTTTATTTCCTTTAAAGAGTGCTTAGGCACTACCAACAGATAATACCTAAGCACTGTTGTGTATTTACTACACTACTTTTTACCAGCATAAAACATGATAAGTGTTTCTTGATGTGCAAGATGAATATCAATCAAGATTTTGTCACAAGGTGTAATTACTTCTGGAATACTCAATGCTGTAATATTTGGACCTAAGATAAAGATTGCTGCACCGGCATTACGATTAGCAGTAGCAAGTTTACTTTGAATAAATGCAACAACATCAGCATAAGTTAATCCATCCATTGTGTTGACAAGTGTTCTGATATCAGCCAAAACCTTCTGAGCATCAGCATAAGTGTAATTTGCCAAACTTTCAAGCGCTACAAACTGAACACCTAGCAATGCTTTGTCCAGAGCTCTTGGGTCTTTAACTTTATCCTGGATAAAAGATGGTTGATTTACGCAACCCTCCGGTGAAACATACGGAGTAGATGCACAACCACCTAGCACAAATGTCAACAGGACAACAAAAATTAGTTTCTTCATTACTTTTCCTTTCTTAAAAGTTACTTCCTATACCTAGGAGTGCGCCTATTCGCACACCAAAGTAACCAACTTTTTTTGTAACCCACCATGAAGTAGTACCAACATCACGTTCAAACTGTTCATCTGCCCATGCACGTTCAATAGAAGTTTTAGCTTCCTTACATCTCCAGTCATGCCTACATGAAGCTATAGGATGTCTATGCCTAGGGAAGAATCCCTGAAATATTAATGGTACACTTGAACCATCCCATATAAAACCTGCTGGAATATTCTCGTAACTTCCATCCATTTTTCTACATGGTAAGTCTTGTACCAGTGCTCGACAATTTGGCTCTCCTGGTACAGTTCTCATAAATATGATTGTTCCAGAATGAGCCATAGCTACTCCTTCAGGCGTCTTGTTTCTCTATACTTTGATAGGATAGCCATGATACCAGCAAAAGTTGAGAAGCCCATAGCAAGCATGTTATCAAAGTTATCCGTCACTGCTAGTACATCTGCTTCTTGAATACCCCAACCAGCAAACACAGCACCAACAAGTGATAATACCGCTGCACCAACACGTCCTCTGGAAAGTGACTTACTAACTGAATCAGCCATAATTTACTCCTTTCATGATTCTATACATTATTGTATAGAAAAGGTTGAGCCACCACTTGATCTAAACTGAATTGTTGAACCACCTGGAACATTAGCAGAACCGCCACCAGATGGTGGAACCCATTCGTCAGCACCAATGTCTATTGACCCTGATCTAGTCACAGCATCATAATCGTCAACTAATCCTGTAATTGTTGTTCCTTGGTCAACTACAGAAGCTACTGCACTTGTCAAATGTAGATCACCTGTAGATGTACTGACAAACCACGAAGCTTGGGAGCTTTCTACATTATTTGTTGCGTCAATAGTAGGCCCATTTATTTCAAGTATTTGAATATTAGTCAAGTTATTTTGAACTATCCCAACAGTGGCTGCATCTCTGATTTCGATGGCGTTCGGATAACCGCCTGTAATCCAGACAGTATTATTATAAACCTCAATGTCGGTTGAATTTCTGACATCAATGCCAACATCAGACGATAGGCCAGAACCATCGCTGGTAATCATGTTGTTTCTTATAATGACAGTACCAACACTATTCCAGACACCTATACCTCGATCACAATTAACGATCTTGTTTCGCTCAATAGTCAAAGTGCCTGTGAAGGTAGTATTAGACCATGGATTGATAGCAGGATTACTGACAGTCGTAGTGGGGCTTAATATGTTGTAAAACTCATTATCCTGGATTGTCCAGCCATCAGCACTGAGGGTATCAATACCACCAATATAATACTGTGGGCCAATTCCAGCAGTATACTCAAACTTGGAATTCTTGACCGTTATATTGTCAGAGCCATTGGTCGAAACAGTAGCTTTTAGCATCTGCTCATGAGTATCATAAATATACAGGTTATCTATTGTTGAGCCGTTACCGGCACCATTGCCATTGAACATTATTGCGTGCCACCCTACTCTCCCAATAGTCATATCCTTGATAGTAGTGTTTGCTCCAAGACCTGGTGGAAAGTAAAAGACCACCTTAATAGCCGCACTAGCCGACATTGCATCCCCTAAGATAACAACGTCTTCTCTATTACCAGTAGAACTTCTTATGATCAGATTATCAACATCAATAGATAATGGTGCTATTGGTAGTACATAAGTTCCCGGTGATATAATTATTTCTTGCCCAGCTATTTCTCCAACAAATGCCGCCTGTAGTTCAGTTAAATTAGTAACTATAACTTGATTACTATTTGCAATAGTAACAGCTACATCACCAAGTGAAGCAGTTGCTTCTTGTCCTGTAAGATAAACATGATTTGGACTAGAAACTTCAACTGTTCCTAAACTCATAGTAGCTTCTAACCCAGTTATAGAAACATCAGGTGTAGGCGCGACACCCTCAGCAACTGCATACACATATATCTTATGGGTTCCATAATAGTCACCACCTGCAACATAAACTTTACGATTAACATCATCATAAGCTAATGCTGAATATTGATAACTATCACAATTATCAACCTGACCAGGAGCTTCCCATTCGGCATATGGTTCAACTTCATGATAAAGTTTAGTACCATTCTTAACTGCAAGAAGATCATTCGCATCAAAGGCCATGATCTGACGTTGATATGGATAGCCATGTTCTCCGTGATATATACTGCATGGGTCGTTGCTACACTGAGCGGCAGTGCCATAACAAACAGCACCTGTCCCATGCCTGTAGAACATCAAGACCGAACTTGTGCCAGACGGGAAAATCATACCAGCGTTCTCTTGATCATTCGCTACCAACCACTCATTTGCAACATCAATATCCAGGTTCATCATATGGGTTGAGTTATTAGCAGCGTATGGGAATAACATCAATACTTCAGATGGTATTGCAGTTCCTCCGCCAGTAACATCATCAGGGTCGAACGTAACAAAAGACGGCCCATTAGAATTGGTTGAGTTGATTGACATCAGTGAGTTACTAGCAAAAGCAGGAGCACCTAAGAAAGACTGCCACTCTGTAGGTATGGCTCCTATCCAGCCATTAACATACTGCCGATAAGTCACGTTTGCTATTGTCTGGAAAGATGAGAAACCGCTGATATTCAAGTTACCGTAAGCTAAGGTAGTTCCTATCATATCATTTTGATCCCAATAGTACCGCTTCGACACAATTAAGCGACCATTATGAACAAAGATACCAGCTATCTCTAATGCTTCTGGACTACTCCCCCCGATAGTACCTGGAACAGCAGTCCTGGCAACATCTGTGGTAGCTTCATTACCTAATGCTGGAATAGTAACTAAACCAACACTCGACGGATACTGACCGACATAAAGCTGAGTACCATCTGCACTAACACCAAGTCCTCTAACTTCGGCATCAAACGTATCTGGTAAAGTAAAGAAACCAAGATAAGTGACATCACCTGCCTGCAACAAAGGTTGGTCAGTTGCTGCCCCAAAAACAAGTGATGGTAGCATTAATAAAAGAAGCAGAAATTTTTTCATTTCTCTTTCTCCACTGGAATTATTTTCATTGGCTTTAATGGCTCAAGTACGATATTCCAAGTACGTTTCTTTGTACAGCCAAGTATTAATATTAATGAAATTATACATATTATAACATATCTCATTATGGCACCGCTAATCTAACAAGAGCAGTTGACACTGCATCACCTGGGTGAGTAATAGTCACATCCTCAGTAACAGGACTAATAGAAGTAATGTCAGTTTTATAAATAGCTTTATCTCCTGTATTTGCTGTTGAGCTAGCATCAGTATCATAATAGTAAACCATACAATCTGCATCAGTCATTGTTGCTGCAGAAAGTGTAGTAACAAGAGAAGTAACAGAACTAAATGACTCTGATTGAATCCAAGCAGTTGAGCCAGAACTCGCAGTAGTGTAACTTCCAGTTACATGTATACCATAACCAGTTGTAACTCCAGTT